GTGCCCTGCAATACCTAAACGCTTCTGCGTTCAAAGAGTTCGTGCGGTCTCCGCACCACTACAAGAATCAACAGCACCGTGAAGAAACCGAGGAGATGCGAATCGGCACTGCCGTTCACGCACTCGCTCTTGAACCTAAAACATTCAACGACCTGTTCGCCTTCGCTCCTGCGGGAATCGATAAGCGGACTACCGTTGGCAAACAGGCGTGGGCTGATTTTGAAGTGAAATCTGCCGACAAGATTCTGTTGAAGTCAGACTCGCTGGACATTGTAACTGGGTGTGTAGACGCTATGCATTCCAGCCCCACGGCAAGCAAACTGATTGATTCGTCCCGCCATGAATTGGTGGTCATCGCTGAAATCGGTGGCGTACCATGTAAGGGCAAACTCGACATCGTTGATTCTGAAAACGGAATCATTGCAGATATCAAGACCACGAAGAACTCTGCGGACGGTAAGGCTTTTAAGTTTGAACTTACTGACCGAAAGTACTGGGTGCAGGTTGCGTTCTATACCCTGTTGGCTGAAGCCGCTTACGGAAAGCCTTTTGAGTTCAAATTCATCGTGTGCGAAAAGGACGCTCCGTTTGGTGTCGCTGTGCACACCATTCATCCGAACATCATTAAGCACTGTCAGTCCGCACTCCTGCTCCACATGGCGAAGTATACGCACTGCAAGGAACACAATGCTTGGGTCAATCTGGAAGACACCACGATTGATTCCATCTGCATTCCTTGTTTACGATAATGGGACCAAAATTTACTGGGGTTTGGGTTCCGAAAGAGATTTTGGAGCACGAGGGTCTCACGGTCACTGAGAAGGTGGCATATGGGATTATCGATGGACTTGATGGGGAGGGTGGTTGCTATGCCTCTAATGGCTACCTCGCTCGCATCTTAGGCGTGTCTGGACGGCAGGTGAAGAACATCGTCAACGCACTGCTTGAGGCAGGGTTGATTACACGCAAGTGCGTCTCCAACGCCCAAGGCTCAGTCCGCTACCTGCACACCATTACGAAGACGGCTTTGATTGAGGCTACCAAGGAAACCAATTTCACTCCCCCAGTGAAGTCCACTTCCCTAGGGGGGGGAAGCACAGTTCCCCCATATAGAATAGAAGATAAAATAGAGGATATTAAGATACAGGAACCATTGCCCTATGGCAGTGATTTTAAAGAGGCTTGGACCAAGTGGGTTGAGTACAGGAAGGAAATTAAGAAGCCCATGAAGGCTACGACCATCCGTGAACAGTTGAAGATGATGGCAGGTTGGGGCAGTGAACAGAAATGTGTACAAGCCATCGATAAAAGTATTGTCAACGGCTGGCAGGGTGTTTTTCTGGACAAGACGAACAAAACCAAAACCCTAACCAACAACGACCACGCCAATGGCTTCTAAGTGCATCCACTGCAAAAAATCCGCAGTCCCAGTATGGGACGCTAACAGCGGCAAGTTCAAACCGTATGTAAATGTCTGCCTCGACTGCTTCCCCATAAAGGAGCACCACGAGTATCCGTACAAATATTTGCAGGTCTTTGATAAGCACGGATGGACCTTTGCGGCTATTCACCCAGACACTCCAAGTGCCTTCATGCACACCGTGGATGCACAGTTGTCCGCTTCGATGCAGAGGGCTATCGCTGAGTACAAGCCCAACACCACTCAAAGCGTGTTGCTCCATGGCGTGACAGGCACAGGCAAGACCAGAGCCGCATGGAGGCTCTTCAATCAAGCGTGGTTCAACGCCTACCCGAAGACCTGCGAGTTCATCACTATGCGTAGGCTTGAGCAGAAGATTGAAAGCGGCTTTGCGAATCAAAATCACGGTGATGTTTTGGACAGCCTTATTAACCGTGCTGTTCTTGTAATCGATGACTTGGGCAAGGAGAGGCTGACCCAGCGTATGGAGTCTGACCTGTTCGCTATCATTGACGAACGCACCGCCAACGAGAGGGCTACAATTATCACCACGAATTATAATGGCACTGGTCTCAGTGACAGGTTCCAGAATTCTGAAACTGGTGCGGCTATTATCCGAAGAATCAAAGACTACTTCAAAATCTATGGAGCCGCTTAAATATGTTGCCCTTGTCATCCTCAATACACTCGCTACTGGACTCTTCGCACGAACGGATATCGAGCATGTCCTTGATGCCACCGCATATGCTGAGACAAAAAATCAGACACTGGTGGGCGATGGAGGACGCTCTATCTCGCCATACCAAATCTACGATACGACATGGGGCTTCATCTCTGACATCCGAAAGCAAAATGGAGAGCGTGTCTATGGATGGACTTCAAGCCCGACCATTTCTCGTGCCTATGCAAAGTCTTACCTTGAGTGGCTCAATGCTAAATATGTCGAACTCAACATGGATGAACCTAAAGCGGAAACACTTTACCTCATGTACACCATGGGGTGGACTGGGAGTAAGCGTATTGGGTTCGGGATTCATAAAGCACCTCTTGTTAAGCAAAGGGGATGTGCTCGATTTTTAACCTATTATGTCAAGCGATAAATACTGGGAAAATAAATATTCCTACATAAAGTTGCATTTCGACCTTGCACAAATGCACTTGGACGAGATACTGTCCGACATACCAGACCAAGAGAAGCGACAGATACACGCCCACAAAGCATCATTCCGAAACACTCTTGTTGACAAAGCAATTAAAGCAGACCAATTTGACTCTCCCAACCACAATGAATAACGAACAATACGCAGTAGTAAACGCCACCAAGTATGTCATCCTTCCAGACGGACGGATGGCTCGCTTGCTCAAGCCTGTAAAGGTTTCCAAGTATAATTATTATACTTACCGACAGGACAACGGAAAGGTCAAGCGGGTCAATATTGACTGCATTGACTCTGTCCGTAAGCCCCTCTCCACCACCGAAACCAAATAACACATGAGCGAAGAAAACTCGTTTGAAACCCGCCAAGCACTTCTCTGTGCTTCGCTTGTCAAAGCCATTGCTGAACTAGATGATGTCCAACCAGACAGCCAGAACCCATTCCACAAGAATGTCTATGCAAGTCTATCGGCTCATTTGAAAAAAATTAAGCCTGTGTTTGCCAAGCACGGTCTGGCTGTTCTTCAGTGCCCTATCGGTACTGACACTGCCGTTGGCGTTCGCACGATTGTAGTGCATGAGGCTGGTGGCTCCCTTGAGAGCGACTGCCTTATTAAGTCTGCCGACAACATGGACGGTCAAAAGGCTGGCTCTATCATCTCGTACCTTCGCAGGTACAGTTTGGCGGCTGTAGCGGGCATTAGCACGGCTGACGATGACGCAGAGACGGTTCGTGAGTCTGCCCCTGCCCAGCCCTCTAAGTTCGTTGCAAACCCATCCTTCAAGGCTTCTAGCCCCGCTAAAAGCGGTGAACCAGACTTTACTCTTCCTGTGCCTTTTGGCAAGGCAAAGGGTACGGCTTTGCAAGACCTGCCTGTAAGCGACTTAAATTACTGGGCTAACACTTGGGAACCCAAGCCGTGGGAAAAGACTGGCAAGGTTAACCCCAAGGACTTGCTCCTTAAGAAATCTGCCCAAGCCCTGTATGCCATGACATCGCCCCAGCCATCTGGTGACGATGTACCGTACTAAGTGAACTGACCCCTTAGTTCAACGGATAGAACACCCGCCTTCTAAGCGGGTTATCCAAGTTCGATTCTTGGAGGGGTCACTCCACGCCATGACACTTAAAGAAATCTACAGACTAGCCCTAGCCGAAGGTATTTCGGCAAAGGAGGCTGGATGGAAGTACAAAGTCAACTCGGTGTCCCTTTCTAAAAAAGGGGCTTACCACAAACTGCCTCCACTAAAAAGCGACTACTTTAAAAAGGACTGCCGTGAAATTGAGAAACTCGACATCGGGAAACTCATGAAGTACAGGCAGTGCCTTGAAGTTGAATTAGAGAAGGTGCAACTAACCATAAACAAAGCCTTATTTAATGAACGACCCGAAGTCCAACACAATCAGAGCAGTGTCTCTAATGCTAGGCATTCCAGTTGAGGCTCTTTGCAAACTACTAGACACATATGATAGCGAAAAAAAGCGTACTGAAAGCGGACATCCGCTTGGCTTACCTGCTGGGCTGGGCGAGGCGAAGTGGGAAGCAAAAGTTTATAATGTTGACCATGGAGGAAGCGGAAGCAATTCTCCTATTCATGAGAACGAAGGACGCACCGATGCCCAACAGCGTGAGGATTAGAACATGAACAACCCAAAATGGATGCGTCCTGCCCACGGAGGCGGGTATATTGTTGCAGGTAAGAAGAACCAGACCACTAAAGAGTTTTTTAAAACCAAGCGATATTTCCTTGATGCCAAGGCTCGATGGGATTATCTATTCTCACTTAACAAGTGGGTTCTAATCAAATGAGTAAGCGTCAAAAATTTATCGCTGTGGGGGACAATCATGGTGACATGGTGGACGAGTCCGTTGCCAAAGAGTTTTTTAAGTTCTGCTCAGATTTTGACCCTCAACATCGTATTCATCTAGGAGACTGCTTCGACTTTCGCTCAATTAGGCGTGGTGCGTCTGGCAGAGAAGAAGACGAATCTCTATTTTACGACATAAAGGCTGGCAAAGAATTCATTGAAAGATATGAGCCAACCGTATTTCTTTATGGCAACCACGAAGACCGACTCAGTCAAATCATCTCGTCCTCAACCAATGGCATGGTACTTGACTATGTATCAAGCATTGACAGCGACATCCGCAATCATCTCAAAAAGCATGGCTGTCGTAAAATCTACGATTACCACGCTCATGACGGTGTCCACACGCTGGGCAAAGTTAAGTTTGTCCATGGCTACACATGTGGGCAACATGCTGTCGAAGAGCATGCAAGGCATTACTGCGTACCAGAAGGTGCTGTGGTCATGGGTCACCTCCACCGCATCGAGCAAGTCTGTGCCAAAAGACACGGAGGGGCAGTTGGCTTTTCTGGTGGATGCCTCTGTAAAAAAGGGGAAATGGCATACGCTAAAAATAGACTCGCCACAAGCAAGTGGGGTAGCGGTTGGATTTACGGATTTATTGAAGGTGACAACTGGAAAATCTGGCAAGCCCACAAAGTCGGGAAAAAGTTCATCTACTCTCACGCAGACCTATGAAGCCCTCAAAAGACAGTTTAACGAGAGAACAGTTGAACCTTCTTCAGCAGACCTTGCAAAACTGCTACACCGAAAAACCTCAAAAGGGGTGGTTCACAAGTGCAGAGTATGCAATAAAAATAAGACGAAGCCAAAAAACCGCACAAAGAAGTCTAAATACTTTAAGGCTAGAACATCCCGAACTTCTATTAGAAAAGACCTTCCTAATTCGGGCGGGTATGAGGACTTATCCTATTAAACACTACTATGTTACAAGCAAGAAAAGTAAGCAAAGCAGAACTAAAGGAAAACGATGAAACCTATAAGGGATGCATATTCCTTGAGCCTAGGCAGTGGCTCGATTCATGCATCTTGGGGAAAGACCTCTCCACTGGTGGAGTCATATACAATAGGGCAACAATCATCGAATGCTTTATGGCTAAGGACTCCCTTTCGTTCTCTCAAGCATCGGAGATGGTTGATTACAATACAGAACGCTCGCTCGCCTACATGCCATCGCCTAAACCTGTGCTTCTCAATAACGACAGTGAGGGAGTACAATCTGCTGATGAAGCGGAGACGGATGGCGATGAGGATTAGTCGGGTTATCCATCCCCAGTAGGCGGTGGGGAATGGTAACCACTATCAAGACTAATCCCAATGAGCATCCACGCCACATGTACAGCCGCCTACATTAGTCTTGATTAAGGTCATCGTGCTTACTCTTGAGAGCACAGTCAAGTTCATTTCGGTGGCACTTTAGTTCCCAATAGGAAATGAGAGCCACAAGTAGTACACAACCGATAACGGTGTATGGAAACCAAGAAGTCATAATGACTGAAGGCAGTATGGCGGGTACGACAATGCACCCCATGCCTATCGAGCCGCAGATAGTTGCGGTCTGATACCTTGACATAAATACCAGTCCAGCACACAGTGCCAAGAAGCCAAACCCAATCACTCTACAAGTGTTGGTGATGCTGGCAATTGTGTGTTCAGTCGTAAGCCGCCTAGCCTCTGCTTCTGCCTGTTTCTCAACCAACTCTACTTGACGCTTAAGTGACTTATTTTCTTCATCTGTTTTTAATACTTTTGCGTATGCTAGTGTTGTCTCTTCAGATACTTTGGATGCTTCTATTCTTTCGACCTGTAATACTTTTTCATCTTTAAGTGCCTTTTGGTATAATTGGATTTCGGTATTAGAAGGCTCCTTAATCCCAGCCAATCTGGTGTAAGTCAGTTTTAAGATTTCTTTGGGAGGTCCGTCTTTAAGAGTTTCTGAAACAACAAATACAGCCCCAGCCGCTGAAGAAACTTCAGATTCAAGTTGGTCGATGTACAGGTCTTTATCATTGTTCTCAATTACATCTACACGAGTTACTACCTCTGCAACTTTGGGTGCGGTTGAGCATCCAGTCAAGAGGATAGCCAACAGCAGTAATCTTTTCATTAAAAGAGTTTACGCTTAATCCTTCCAATAACAAGTTCAAAAAGTTCGGGGGCAATAGCACCAGAGATACTGTAAAGTACCGACTTAATCATTGGGTCAATATGCACATTAAAAAGTGCAAAATAAACCAAGACACCAGTGATACCGCCAGCCGTAATAAACCTAATCCAACCCATCAAAGAGTGCTTGTCGCTTGACAGCAAGAGTCTAGCAAACATTGCAACCGCACCAAGCAGGGCTATAATCCAGCCACCCTTGTGCAGTTCGTCCGCAATCTCTCTGATAGACTTATCTTCCATGGTTCTTAAAGATGGATGACACCGCCTCCTGTTCGCTCTTCTCTTCCGACATCATAATACCAGCAGGACTAAACACAACGAAGTGACTTGTCCACCTGTTTCTGGCATCAATAGCCTGTTTTCTTAGGATTACAAATCCCTCACTGTTTTGTACAGCGGTCCAGTCTTGGAAGGCTGGCTTAGGGTTGTCTCCAACCATGATATTACCTTCCTTAACAACACTCCAAGTTGTTTTGGCATCAACCCTGTCAGCGTGAGGTACGGTGGGCGGGGGTCCGCTGGCAACGCCTCTGCCAGA